TGAAGATTATGAAGAGGACGAATACGAAAGAGAACACGGAATGGATAACGATGACGACGAGGACGATGGGTTTAACAACTTCTTAGGTTCACTCGGAATATCACTTTCCTCTGATGATGATGATGACGGACCAACCGTATAAAATATGAAAGTGGTCAATTGACCACTTTTTTTTGTATATATAGACATGGAAAAGAATAAACTAATACAACTTAAGGAATACGCTAAGATCATGAAGGACACTCCTTATGCTCTTAGAACATATTTGCAAACTTTTGATAATACACAAAAGAAGTTTGTCCCATTAGAATTATTTCCCGATCAAATACAACTTATACATGATTACGATAACTACAATGAAAACATTACCCGTAAGTATAGACAGGCGGGTGTGACCACAGTAACTGCCGCTTGGTTATCAAAACGTGTACAAACAGCAAGTCCATCTAATCCCGAAAGAATATTAATTATTGCTAACAAACGTGATACTGCGATTGAAATGGCAAACAAAGTTAGAGCTTTCTTAGTTCAATGGCCCGAATGGATGAATGTTGGGTTTTCTCCCGATAAAAACTCAGAGAGTCGTTTTAGAATGAATAACGGTTGTGAAATTAAAGCGGTTGCAACCTCAGCGGATGCACTTCGTGGATATACACCAACGGTGTTAGTGTTTGATGAGGCGGCATATATTGATGCTGGTGATGACTTTTGGGGTGCATGTATGGCATCATTATCTACAGGTGGTAAGGTAATACTTATTTCAACACCTAACGGTTATGACCCAATTTACTACGGAGTGTATGATCAAGCATTAAGAAAAATGAATGATTTTAAAATTACCGATTTAAGGTGGTTTAAAGATCCTCGTTATGCTGCTGACCTTAAATGGTTAAAGGTTGACGACATTATTCATTACATGTTGAATAGAGAACAATACGTTGATGAGGACATTACACTTAACGAAGGTTGGGAACGTTACGAAGAATTACATGAATTAGGTTACAAACCTTATTCTCATTGGTTTGAGAATATGGCTAAGAAATTTAAATACGATAAGAGAAAGATTGCACAGGAATTGGAATGTGATTTCTTAGGGTCGGGTGATGGTGTTATATCTAATACCATACAAGAGAAGATCAGAAAAGAAATGATAACAGAACCAGTTGAGAAGTATATGCAAGGTACTCTGTGGGTATGGAAAGAACCAGTAGAGGGTCATCGTTATATTATGGGTGTTGACGTTTCTCGTGGAGATAGTGCCGATGCATCATCAATATGTATTATTGATTTTGACGAGGGAGAACAAGTGTTAGAATACGTTGGTATGATACCACCGGATAATTTAGCATCTATTGTTTATAAATGGGGAACACTTTATAATGCATTCGTAGCAACCGATATAACAGGTGGTATGGGTATTGCAACATCTCGTAAATTACAGGAGTTGGGTTATAAGGACCAATATATTGAAGGTGTTAATTCCCAAAACAAGTGGGAATACAATAAAAAAGCACAGGAGAAAATACCAGGTATTAGTTTTAATAATAAGAGAACTCAGATAGTTTCAAGTTTTGAAGAGAACCTAAGACACGGTTTTAAAGTAAAGTCCTCTCGACTATTAAATGAATTGAATACATTTGTTTACGTTAATGGAAGACCTGACCACATGAAAGGTGCTCATGATGACGCAATTATGGCAATGTCAATTGCAATGTATGTGGGTGATATGTGTTTTACACAGTTAAAACGTAATGAGAACACAAACAAAGCGATGTTAGATTCGTGGGTGTTTAGTGAAAGAACTTACGACACTAAAAAGTCGTTTTACTCCTATGGTACTGCGTTTGACGCGATTGGGTCAATGAGTACGGATCCGGGACCATACCCAATAGGTCAGAAAGATGCGAGTAAGGAACAGTACATGGAACATAATTGGTTATTCGGTAAAAATACATATAGATCAAGATAACTTTATTTATTCATTTATTTTCCTTATATTATAAAGTATAATATTTATTAATATGGCAAACAAAAACTTAACAGTTTATCAAAGGTTAACAAAGGTGTTCGGATTTCAGAATGATGTCCCTAATCCACCGCAATATCGTTTCGACAAAGATACTCTGTTAAAAACAAACAGTAAAGAGGACTACGAAAGAGAGTTACTCCAAGCAAAACAATCGACATACGTTGCCGACAAGTGGGCCAAGATGGACCAATCACTATATAATCAATCGGTTTATTATGAACCAAATAGATTGGCGGCATATTATGATTACGAATCAATGGAGTTCACACCTGAGATATCAGCATCTTTAGATATCTATTCTGAAGAGTCAACAACCCTTTCAGAAAAAGGAGAAATCCTAACGATATATTCAGAATCAAAAAGAGTAAGTAACATTTTAGAAGACTTATTCAAAAACGTACTTGATATTAACACAAACTTACAAATGTGGTGTAGAGGGGTTGCCAAATATGGTGACAACTTTGTATATTTAAAAATTGACCCATCAAAAGGAATTGTTGGGTGTCAACAGTTACCTAACATTGAAATTGAAAGACATGAAGGTGCTGCGTCTCACGTACACAAGGCTGAGACTCCTTTAAACATGAAAACTCGTGAATTACGATTTGCATGGAAAAATAAGGATATGGAATTCCAAGCATGGGAAGTTGCACACTTTAGATTATTGGGTGATGATAGAAAGTTACCTTATGGAACATCAATGTTAGATAAGGTAAGACGTATTTGGAAACAATTACTTCTTGCGGAAGATGCGATGTTAATATATAGAACTTCAAGAGCTCCCGAAAGAAGAGTTTTTAAAGTGTTCGTGGGTAACATGGACGATAAGGATATTGAAGCGTATGTACAACGTGTTGCAAACAAATTCAAAAGAGATCAAGTGGTTGACCCCGCGAATGGACAAGTTGATATGAGATACAACCAAATGGCGGTAGATCAAGATTACTTCATACCCGTACGTGATCCATCACAAACCAACCCAATTGAAACATTACCTGGGGCACAGAACTTAGGTGAAATTGCGGATATTGAATACATTCAAAAGAAGTTATTGGCGGCACTTAGAATACCGAAGGCGTTCTTAGGGTTTGAGGAGATTGTTGGTGATGGTAAAACATTAGCATTAATGGATATTCGTTTCGCGAGGACCATTAATAGAATACAGAAGTCACTTATTCAAGAATTAAATAAAATTGCATTAGTTCATTTATATCTTTTAGGTTTAGAAGATGAACTCACTAATTTTACACTATCATTAACCAATCCATCCGCACAATCAGATCTATTAAAGATCGAACAGTGGAAAGAAAAGGTTACATTATATAAAGACGCTACGTCTGACCAATCTCAAGTTGGTATCCAACCAGTGTCACATACATGGGCTAAGAAGAATATTCTTGGTATGAGTGATAATGACATTGTACTTGATTTACAACAACAGAGACTTGAAAGGGCTCTTGGTGCTGAATTAGGTATTACACAAAACATTATCAAGAGAACTGGTGTGTTTGATGAGGTAGATAAGAAATATGGTATTCCTGAAAAGGATAGACAGGCTATGGACGATTCAATGTCTCCCGACGAAGGTGGTGATATGGGTGGTGATATGGGTGATGATCCTATGGGTGCAGATGCACCTCCAATGGATGATGAACCACTAAGTGAGGAAGAGAAATCTAAGAAAATCACTTTATCGGAAAGTAAAAAATCCAAAATATTAGGTATGTTAGGTGATGAAACAAAAGATTTTGATGATCTTTTTGACATTGATAAGGCCCAACGCAATATTTATGAGATAGAGAATAAAATTAATGACATTATAAAAGACTAATTATGGCAACATTTGGACATATAAAAAACAAAGTTCTAAACAAACTATCTAACTCTTATGGTAAGGGTGAATTTAAAAATAACATGAAGGTACACTTCAAACCAATAATGGGGAATGACATTTTAAAAGAAATGTATGCTCTTTATGAAGAATTGGAAATGAAGACATTTGACGATAGGGAAACGGCACAATTATATGTGGAAGAATTAACAAAAGTTTTAAAAGAGAGACATAATGAGGTGAGAGAAGTTCTTAATCAAATGAATGAATCGTTGATTGATACTAATGTCGAATCGAATAAATTGTATGAATCTTTAGATAGACTCTCAACGGAGGATAAATTAGGTAATATTTCTGAAAAGGTAATTGCCAAAAAATTCTTAGTTGATCATTTAACTACAAGTAAATCAACGGACATTTTAAAAGTGGAATCGGGGGTGAATGAAAGTTTACTAAACTCAGTATTAACGAATAACTTTAATATGAGTTTTGATAAAATATTAAGTGAAGAAGATAAAATCAAATTAAAAGGTATACTCTCAATAACTAATGATGAGTTAGATACTAAATTTGGTGAGTTAAAAGAATCAATAACTAATACCTTAGATTCTTTAGTGGAGGTCGATAATGGATTCTTAACTAAGTCTGATGAGGTAAAGAGTGAAATTAATGAAATGACCCAAACAAAATATAACCTATACCGTTTAGAAGAGTTATTAGAGAATTTAAAATAATATTTCCTTGACGGTTGCTACCTTAGAGGTGTAAACCTTCACTTTTGAAACATCATAATCAATCGTGAAGGTTTTTTATTGCTCTTTATCTTTGATTTGTTGGATATACACGGCCTTTTGTTTCTGCAGTCTTTTACTGACTGAGGGTTTTGTATGATGTTTCTTATCCCTAAGTAAGTTTAACTGTTTTACATTCTTCACTTTACGTCGTAATTTTTTGATCGCCTGATCAATGTTCCCACTCTTTACTTTTATTATTAGCATATTTCGATATATACATAAATATAATAAAAAAATTTGTTATTGTAAATTTTAATGTGTATATTTTAGTAACACCATAAATAAGAATAACCATGATAAATGAAATTAGGAAGATTTATTCCTTTAGGTACTTACAAAGATGTTAAAATTGGATACGGAACTATAAATCATAAAGATTTAAAGAGTATATATTTGAAATTAAATTCTTGGATTGAACCTGATGAGGAATGTACAGATTATGATGCCATTGTTAGGTCATCAAGAAACGATATAAAAAGACTAATACACGGATTGAACAATGATTCTTTCCGACCACAATCTATTGTTGATTTAGACATTAGAACTAAAGGTATAAAAAAAGAAAAGAGATCGTTTATGAATTTAGAGTGTACCCTGTACGTTTTAAAAGACTTATCAATTAAAAGCGACGATCTAAAATCGTATATGAAATCACTTATGGTTGGAATAATCGACGAGTGTTTAAATAACGATTTATTATATAATTTTCATAAAAAGAAAAAATAACTACGATACCGATGTATTTATAGTAATAAAACTATTCATACATGAAAGTATTAGGTCCTAAAGAAACGGGTACAGGAATTCTCATCGAATATGATGCGGGTTTCGTGTCTCCTGATGAAAATAAAGCAGTAATAACAGAAATGAAGGGTGTGGACTTCTCAGAAGACATAATCCTTTTTGCTGTTCTACAAAAATACGACACTCCAAATAAAAATGGTAGAATATATCCAGAGAAACTTCTTAAAAGGGAAATGGATAAATATCAAGTCATTATAGATAAAGGAAGTGCATTAAACGAACTTAACCACCCATCATCATCTCTTATCGATTTAGATAGAGTTTCCCACACAATTACAGAAACGTGGTGGGATGGTAAAATACTTATGGGTAAAATTAAACTTCTTACATCACCAGGATGGAAGAAGATGGGTATAGTATCTACAAAGGGTGATCAAGCGGCAATGTTACTTATGAATGGAGTGACATTAGGTATTTCTTCAAGAGGTGTTGGATCATTAAAATCAGAAAGAGGACAAAATATAGTACAGGAAGATTTCGAGTTAGTGTGTTTTGATTTAGTATCATCACCATCAACTCCTGGTGCTTATGTATTTAACGATCCCTCAGATAGGGAGAAGTACGCAGAGTCTACGGAGGAGAAACCCGTAATAGATAATAGAATGTCGAGATTAATGGGTAAGATGGACACTTTTTTAAATAAATAATTCATCTTTTTATTGATTAGAACACCATAAAAGTAATTTTTTCTTAAATCACAAGTATTTATTATTAAATAAAAAACAACAAATGAGTAAAAAATCCATTTTAGAACAAGCATTGCTTCAAGTACAAGATCTTGAAGAGGCAGTTAAAGCGAACGCAAAAGGTATACTTGCTTCAACCATGAAGGAAGAACTAAACGAATTGCTAAAAGAATCTATGGAAGAAGAAGAGTCAGATGAAAATCTGGATCTTGATAAAGAAGACGAACAAGGTATACCTGAAGTTGCTGAACAATTGGACAGTGAAGACGAAGGAAACGATGACGAAACTTCGATAAACGACGAGCCAGCAGACGACGAAGATCCTGATTTAGAGGATGAAGTTGAAGATGAGGCATTAGATACTGAGGACGAATTCGATCCTGAAGTTGATAGTGTGTTTGACGCAATTGATTCTGAAGAAGACGATGAAGACGTTCTCGACATGACCGACGCATCTGACGATGAAGTTCTTAAGGTATTCAAATCAATGAAACCTGAGGATGGAATAGTAGTTAGAAGAGATGGTGATAATGTTGAGCTTGAAGATGGTGATGACGAATACATCATCAAATTAGACGACACAGTATCTGACGAAGATCTTGCTGAAGAAGACGAATGCACTGAGTGTGATTCTGAAGAAGACGAAGTTGTATATGAAATCGACTTAGACGAAGAGGATGGTGATTTGGAGGTTCCGGAGGAAGACACTCATGAAGAGGAAGTTGACGAAGCGGCAAGAACAAAATCTAACGTACACGGTGGTGTGAGAGCGGGTATTAAGTCTAAGACAAAATACGCAGCTGGAGCTAAAAAAATCAACGAAGAAGTTAAGATTTTGAGAAAACAAAACGGTGAATACAAGAAAGCATTAATTCTATTCAAAGAGAAACTTAATGAAGTTGCCGTATTCAATGCTAATTTAGCATACGCCACGAGATTGTTTACTGAACATTCAACCACTCGTAATGAGAAATTAAACATTTTGAAGAGATTCGATACTGTTGGAACTTTAACAGAATCTAAATCAACCTATAAAACAATTAAGGTTGAATTGGACTCATCTAAGAACGTAACAGAATCAGTTGTGAACAAAATCACTTCAAATAACCCGACAACGTCTTCATCTCAAGATGTACTTTCAGAGTCAAAAGCGTATGAAAGTCCTCAATTCACGAGAATGAAAGAATTAATGTCAAAAATAAAATAATAAATTAAATACAAATTTTTAAAATGGGAGCATTATTAGAATCAGGTATGGTTGGTAACATTGGGTTAAAACACCTAAGAGTTATCAAGGAAGATACCATCAAAAAATGGGACGACTTAGGATTTTTAGAAAATCTTGAAGGTCACCAAAAAGATAACATCGCACAGTTATATGAAAACCAAGCGTCTTATCTAATTAACGAAGCTGCTGTGTCTGACGCATCAGGTTCATTCGAAACAGTTGTTTTTCCAATTATACGTAGAGTTTTCTCTAAGTTATTGGCTAACGATATCGTTTCTGTACAAGCTATGAACTTACCAATTGGTAAATTGTTCTACTTTGTACCTAACATTTCTGACAGAACATCTAGTGGAGAACACAGAGCACCTTACAAGAGTCCAGGACAGGACGTAAACGGAGACTTCTCAGGAAGAAACCTATACGACCGTTTCTACGAGGAAGGTGATGGAGCTGAGACTGGTCTTTTTGACTATT